TGCTCGCTTCCCTGATGAACGCTGGTTTATCGACCGTAAATCAAGCGAAACACGGGACAGCGTGACGTTTGAGCTGGCAAGCAAGTTTGACCTAGCTGGTCAGAAGATTCCTCGTCGTCAGATCATCGCCAACATCTGCCAGTGGAAGTACCGCAGCAGTGAATGCAGTTACACCGGCACTGATTATTACGATGTAAACGGCAACGAGGTCAGCACTGAAGCGCAGGATGTTTGCGGCAAGCGGGTTGCTAGCTGCAAGCTGCGGTTTGGCGAAAACGCTGAGCTGCCATTCGGGTCATTCCCTGGAGCGGGTCTGATCAAGTGATGCGTCTGTCGCCAGCCATGAAGGCTGAGATTCTGCAGCACGCCAAAGCTGAAACACCACGAGAGTGTTGCGGTCTGATTGCTGTTGTCAAAGGACGGCGCAAGTATTTTGCGTGCCAGAACATTGCCGAAACCCCAGATGAGCATTTTGTCCTCAGCGGCTGGGACGCTGTAGAGGACCAAGGCGAGGTAATCGCGATTGTTCACAGCCATCCCAAAACCAACCCTGAGCCATCAACAGCTGACCGCGTGGCTTGCGAAAAGTCAGAGTTGCCGTGGTTCATCGTCAATCCAAACACTGAAGGCTGGGGCTACTGCGAGCCTGCTGGCTTCGAGTTGCCGTATGTGGGACGTGAGTTTGTTTTTGGCGTGGTGGACTGCTACACGCTTGTGCGCGACTGGTACGCGAGGGAGTACGGCATCCAGCTGCGGGACTATGACCGCCGGGACAAGTTCTGGGATCGTGGGGAGAACTTGTATATGGACAACTTTGCTGCCGAGGGGTTTAGCAGGATTCCGCTTGAGGAGGTGCAGCGCGGTGACTTGATTTTGATGAATCTGGTTTCACCGTTGCCGAACCATGCAGCGATTTACTTGGGTGATCAACAGGTGCTGCATCATGTGCAGGGCAGGCTGTCTAGCCGTGATGTCTATGGCGGTTACTATGGGAACGGCGCTTTGCGTAAACGGCTTGGTCAATGCCGGTTTGAGTTTGATGTAGCAACACCAGCGCAGGCGATCAAGGCGCTTTGCGTCAACTTTCCGGGGCTAGATAAGTGGTTGATTGATAGTGAACAGGATGGTGTTGGTTATCGCGTAGCGGTCAGCAAAGAAAAAGCGACTGAAGAAAATGTTGCTCCTTTGTTGATGCCCTTTAGTGATCGGGAGGTGTTCAGCATTACGCCTGTGGTCGCTGGTGCGGGTCGGGGAACGGGAGCAATTCTTGCGGGAGTTGCGTTGATCGCAGTTGCTATTGCAGCCCCCGGTGCTGGTTTGGCGCTTGGTGGTTTCACAACTACTGGTGTTGCAGCGTCAGGAGCTGTTGGCGTTGTTGCTCCAGGGTTTGCTTTGTCTAGTGCATTAGCTGCAGCAGCCGGAAACATAGGTATTGCTCTAGTGCTTACTGGTGTTGCTCAAGCGCTTTCGCCCCAGCCATCACTAAACAGCACGCTTGATGAGTCAGTGCAGCTGGAGTCGTTTACCTTTTCCAACGTCGTCAACACTAGTCGTCAGGGAATGCCCTGCCCAATAGCCTATGGGCGGGTGTTCGTTGGGTCGGCAGTGCTATCCAGCGGTCTTGACGTTGACCAGGTGCAGGCATGACTCAGACCAAATACGTTGTTGGTGCTGGTGGTGGCGGCAAAGGCGGTGGTGGCAGCAGGAGCACGCCAACCGAGTCGGACGACACGCTCCAATCGACACAGTTTGCCAACGTCCTTGACCTGATCAGTGAAGGCGAGATTGGTGGTCTTGATGATGGCAATAAGAGCATTTTTCTGGACGACACGCCTGTTCAGGCAGCTGACGGCACCAATAACTTTGAGAGTTTTACTGTTGTCACCCGTGTTGGAACGCAGGCTCAAACGCACCTTGCCGGACCTTTTAACGCAACGGAGCGAGAAACAGCGGTTGGCGTTGAGGCTACAAACAGCAGTTCTGTAACCCGCAGCATTACAGACACAACAGTTGACCGCTTGCGTGTCACGTTGACGATTCCATCGCTGCAGATATTGGAAGACGATGGAGACATTGTTGGTCACAGCGTCCGCATCAAGATTCAAATCCAGTACAACGGTGGTGGATACAACGACGTCATTGATGACACGATTAGTGGTAAAAGCAGCAACCGTTATCAACGCGATTATCTAATCAACCTGACTGG